AGCGATGAAAGCTTCGGGGAAGAAATCAACAATAACAGCGGAGTTGGTCAGTTGCATTTGAAGAGAATTGTTTGGTATGTGGCTATGATTGCAGATCTGAATGGAGAAAGCAAGGGGGCTTGTGCCACCTTGCCGACCGTCATACTCAATAGTGATACTTACTGCCTCTATAGTTAAAGTCATCCATTGGATCAGAATTGTTCTCTAAAGTATAACTAACTGAATTGTCCCAATCACCACGAACGATGTCATTTAGTACATTAAGAATATCTACCTGACTTTCGGTGTTCTCATCAAGAATCTGAATGTAGGCATTAAATGTTTCTTGAGTGACAGTCATTGATTGTTACTTAGTGACGAATGAGTTGTTAACATTATTCAGGAAAAAATCCCGAACATGTATATACTACACGAACGGGATTGAAAATCAAGGTATACTGTGACACTTCACGAACTGGCACAGGGCCCCTTGACAAATGTACTAGTGATCAATTAGAACATATATTCTGCTTTATTGTTGATACTTACTGTGACAGCTTCATCTCCTTCTAATCCCAATAGCTTTGCCCACTCATCTTCATTTTGTGGCAACTCTAAATCATCATACACATACATGTCTAGTGTTACCTGTACCTGACGTTTGTGTGCAACAGACATTACGTGTGCCATGGGTAGGTGTGCATCTCGTACTAGTATATCATGCATAATGCTTATATGCAAGCTCAACTAGATCATATGTGTTATGTGCGTAATCCTCGTCGAGATCATATGCACATGTGTCATTCTCGTCGAGATCTTTATAGTGTGATTCGATAGTGATGTCTAGTGCAAAATCTTCGTACATGTGAATCTAGTCGAGATTGTATGTAATGATTATAGCAGTATATATGCGTGTCTAGTCGAGATCTATGATAAGTGTTGCATATCTAGTCGAGACCTTACTGAGAAAATTCTGATAAATCCGTGGGTTGACAAAGACTCTTTCCTGTGTTAGAACGGGCTTTACTCACAACGACTCCGCACATTCTTCAAGCATTCTTCAAGCATTACTAAGCACCTTCTTCAAGTATTCTTATCATTCTTTATGGATAGTATCCAGAGAACAATTCTCAATAAGAAACATTTTTACCAGCCATATTTAATTAACCTTTTTTTAACTATCTTTAATAGGTCTTTTACTACAACTTTGTTGATGTTTATACATCCAAGTATAAGGTCTCCAATGACCTTCAGGGGGAAGAGCACCACAGTATTTGCAAGGTTTTACGTCCCAGAAACGTCTTTTTTTATCTACCATTTTTTCAATGGGCATTTTGCCGCATTTAACTTAGTTTTCATTCTCATCAAACAACCACATTCTTTACACAAATCACGTTGTTTATTATATGAATCACACTCAAAACAAATAGATAAACGTTCTTTCTGGCTAGTATTCTCTGCGAATAGACCTTCATCTAATTGTTGTATAACATCTGTAGATGTATTCAGGAATGATTTAATTTGTTTACCAAGAAAAGCGAGTTCTTCTTTGTGTTGATTTAACCTCTCTTTATTATCCATGATTCTCCATGAATTCATCTAATGAATAACATTCAAGTTTAAGTCTATATTCTTCTGGGGTATCATCATCAGGATCATAATCATCATGACAGAGATATTCCCATTCATGACAGAGTGCATCAATGAGTTGTTCTTTAGTATAGTTCATTTGATGTATATGTGTATAATGATTTATAAAGATGGTAATAGTTTAGTAGAGGAGATGATCAGTAAGAAAGTCAGCATGATGACCACATCCCATGACTTTGTTCTGATAAAGAATGGAACAGAGATTGCATCACCAATGAACTGCATAATCACTCCTAATGAAAGATTCACATGTAGGATAATGAAATATGCAGTCACCACAAGAAACGATCCTATGATTCTACCAATGGTGTCAATCTTCATTGACATTTTCAAAACCTTCCATTTCACCAGTCGATACCTTATGCTGACCATCAATCAAATACCAATGATGACCAGCACGTTCACCAAGATATTTAAGATCAGTATCTTGAAAAGAGTTTTCTCTCATTGCAGCCTGAATTTTAAGATGAAGTAATTCTTCATGTGATGGTACTTTCATGCTACTAACTCTTGTTGCATTGCCATATATTGCTCCTCTGTAACCTCATCCACACTCTCTTGAATCACAGTGTAGATATAATCAATGTTGCCTACATCAAAGAAGATTCTTTCGGCAAGTTCAGAATTATGCTTGGCAACATATTCTTCATTGTCATCATCATCACGGATAATACAATCTTCGGCAGTATAAATCCAGGCAGCACATTGTGCATCTTCTCCCTGTACTTTGATCAGGTTGTTGACTCTTTCTTGAAGTTGCTTGAGAGTGTAGTTCATGAAGAATTAGATAAAGAATCTCCTAATTAGGAGAAAATTAGGAGTTGATTAGAAGTTAAGTGGAGTATAATCAGAACCAGCATATTCTTCAAGGTTGAAATCAACAACTGTCGAACCATTATTGATTCGTTGTTGTGCATCATACATGGCTTCAGATTTAGTCACGGTACGGAATGAAGTCATTGCCTGTTCAACACCAGGATGCCAGATTGTACGTTGAACAAAACGCTTACCTGTTCCGACTGGGAAATAATCAACCTGAACAGCAGAATCAACGAGTTGCATTTTAGAAATGAAAATGTGTTTGTTGCTAGTTCCTATCGCCGCTGACTCTGAACTAGCAAGGGAGTCACCGCAGTTGAGTGGTATTCCTCTCAACATGGCCAATATACATCGGATTGGGATCCTGGTCAAGGGGTTTGGACCAGTTCCCCAACTGGTTCAGAAAGAGGTGATCTTGTAATTGTTAAGATCATCTTGAATCACCCGATTCTGAGGTGAGAGCATACTACGCTCAAGACGCAGATGCCAACCATCTTGAAGATCGTTCTCGGCAATCACGGCAAAACCAAAACATCCTGGTGTTGGCATCATGAAGAGACCATGCTTTTCTGCTTCTTGACTATTGGCGAAACCTCTTGCGGTGATCGTCCAGTCTTTACCGTCAGAACCAGTTCCGAAGTATGCACAGATGAAGTCTCGCATTGAATCCGTTTCTTTGACTCTTATAGTATTGCAGATTTTGAGGCATTTGGCAAGGGGTTTTAGCCAGTTCGCCAACTGGTTTGATTAAATTGGTGGTATGCTGTCACCTTGTTGCGGATCTACCTTGAGAACCCTTACCACCACAGAAGCAAAGACCTGTTTTTTCCATATTTTCGCCTGCTTCGCCACATTGGTCATGCTTACAGTTCCCGATATGGAAAAAACAGTTTATACAAAGAATGCTTCTAATCCTTTATATTGAATCGGCATTGATGAATATGGCCGTGTGTCTTTAACATTAACAATGGCACCTACTTTTTTACTGTTGATTGGTGAATGATACTGTCGCTTCTTGGTATTGTAGAATCCCCAGATACAACGAATGTCACCACCACCATTGTAACTGAACCCAGGATTACATATAGTCCAGATTGCAACAACATTACTTTTAAACTGTACCGTTTCATAGCGGTAGCCTGTTGGTGGTTCATGTGGGAAATCAATTGGAAGTTCAATCATTCTGAAAGAGGGGATTCACGTTTGACTGCAATTTTTTCGCCATCAAGTACGTTTTTCACATACTTCAAATTGAAGTTGGGTTGCATTAACTCTTGGAGAATTGATTCTTCATCACCATTCCAAAAGTCTTCCCAATCTTTAGGGTCAGTGGTATCTTGAATGTTTGTGTTAATCATAACAAAGGGATTCGTTGAATAGAACCAGTATAGCACCTTACAGGCGCTTCTGATGGCAGCCAGGCTAGTTTATTAGTTTGCCCACCGCTTGCGTTGATTGAAATTTGCAGCACTGAAGATCTCACGGTCTACAAGTTTGATCATGTCACCATACTCATTTGAGATAATGAAACCTTCCTGCTTGATTTCCAGACGATTGATATATGATCTTGGAGCATCACTGATGATCAGAGAGTCCATCAGATCTTCCTTCATTTCAATCACCATCATATACAGATTGGCAAGATACTTACAACCAAAGATCTCAGTAAGTAATGCATCGTTGATCTCTTTACCTTCCCTGATGAATGCATTGATGATCTGTTTGCAGACCTTTGCAGTCTTCTCATCAAGAAAATTGACAACATCTCTGTTGATGTTGGGTGCCGAAATACCCTCTGGTTTGATACGATCAACACAAGGCTGGACCCACTTGATCTTAGGATGATTGTCAAAGAGTTGCAACAATGGGAATGCAGTCATCTCTCTAAGATCATTTTGCTCATCCATGTCAAAGTAGAAAGTATGAGGAGCAATGATGATCTTTTGAGTTACAAACTCATTGAAAACATAGGTGATAGTATTTTGACCGAACTTGGTGCCATTACCCCAACCAATGAAATCACCTTGATAGACTTGATTCACCCGTGGAAGATACTTGAAGCAGGCATGAAGAATCTCTGCCACTTCATCATCATAGAATTGATCAATCTCATCGTGAGAGTGAGCAACACGGATCTTTTTCTTGTTGAACACAGCTTTGGTGCCAACAAAGAATGTACCAGTTGCAGGATCAGTTCCCCATACGATTGCAGGAGATCCATCCATCTTCACAGAAATGTGAGTAGGATCGTAAATAAGGTCAATAGCAGACAGATCACCAGTCAGAATAGAGTCTTCGATGTGTTCGATGTGCTTGTTCTGCATTGAGTCCTTTGGTTACTTGGCTAATATACACGGGATAGGGGCCATCGTCAAGGGGTTTCGTCCAGTTCGGGAATTGGCCGATGACCTAGAATGGCCTCTAGTGCCGACACGGCATGATCTTTTCTTTTACCGTGATAATCTATAAGATCTTGAATACAAGCACGAAGATCTTTATAGAATACATCAACACTTTCTGGTTCACCATTTGCTCTGCCTTCGTTGAGATACTCATCGATAGATTCTGCTAAACGTGCTTTACGCTGCTCCTCAAAAGAAAGGTTTTGATACTGATACGGAGAATTTTCAAAACCGCTGTTGTATGGACTATTCATGGTAGAAGTGGAAATCATGGCTTACAGAAAGGCATATACATATCAGATTGATGTGTATGTTCATGGTCTACAACAAGACCTGGAATGAATGGATGACCAAACTCCCAAACAATAGTGGCAACAAAGCCAACTATGATAAATTTGATTGTGTTGTTCATTTGACTAAGAATTGTTTCTCATAATTTAACAAATCTTGGGGAGCAATATCCCCAACATCACCGTCATATTCTACAGCATTATTGTATTGTTGTCCAACCTTTTCATACAATTTAATGCCAAGATGCTTGTACTTTAGATTAGTTGGGACATAAACTTTGTAATCGATCCCACGATTATCTGTCAACAGACTCAACTGCCTGTTCTCATCCTTAGTGACACATACTGTGGTTCTTGCCAGATTGAATAGATTCTCAAAGTTTTCATAATCTTTCAGATATATGTCTGGATTGTCCATAATCATCCTGGCGATGAATTGTGGAGACAAGCAATGATCATTTGTACGCTCTTTTGCGTCATTCATTGCTGCTTCACTGACTAACCCAGTACGATTGTATCCTGAACAGAATACAAGGTCATAGTAAATGCGCGTGATTGGTCGCAATGAGGCGGGATCATTCCATAGCTCCGTGTTGGCGCAAAGTGCATTGAACGCGGAGCGGCAATAAACTCTCCAGTCTTTCATTTGTCAGTTTTTGGATAGGCAAGAAAATAGATACTATTCAAAATATTACTATACTCTTCGTAAAATTTACTGCCAACAACTTGACGCTGTTGATCTTTACGAACAGCATCAAAAATAAGTTTCCAATGGCGCTGATTAAATTCGATCATGACTCAAGCACCCTGATAATATGCATTACGGTAGAGATAACCACCATGCCATGTTGCATTTTCAAGCACAAACTCACGCTCTTCAATGATGAGTAGGTTGAAACGAACACCTTTAGCTGGTGCTTTGATTGATGCTGGTTTGTAAACCTCACCAGTCTTCTTATCAATGAATGCATGAATTGAATCACGCTTGCCATTGATAGTCATAAAGATCTTGTGATACTTACGACCCATGGAATCAAGATAGAAACCATAGTTGCTACCAGTTTGTGGTGCATCCTGTGTGAGTGCATCACAAAGCATCAGGCAATACTTAGTGACATTCAGTTGAATGGTGTTCCGAGCGTCCATCTGAGCAGTGTGTTGTGCTAGTGTGGCAGTCATGTAGTGGGGTCATCCCTCTCAACATGGCCAATATACATCAGATCGGTGCCTATGGCAAGCGATCAGACCAGTTCACGAATTGGTTTTCTTGCGGCGGGCCCTCTTGACAGGTGCTTTAGCCTTTGTTGTCGTTTTCTTTGCAACGGAAGGAGTCTTGATCGTTTCTGCCTTTTTCGCTATGGGTTTTTTGGTTTTTGTTACTTTTGAGGTTGATACCTTGCGTTTGGGTTTCTCTTCTGGTTTTAACTCTGGATATCTATAACGAACATCAACTTTTAGACGTGGTTTCTTTACTCTATCGTATTGTTTCTGCATGTGCTCATGACATTCAAACCATGCCACCTTTGTTGTCTTTCCCTCTGTCCAGTCCATACGAATAGGGAATGTTTCATATGGAAACAGTTCATTCAATTTCTCTTTTGAAAACTTTGGCATCAGATATATTTCCTTCTAATCTTATATGCTTTCTCACGAAAATGTGTGGTGAGATCTGCATCAAATTTTGTCAGATCATCAACAGAGCATGGTGTATCATGTTCATGTCTTTTAGCCATCATAGTATAGTACCTACACTTCTGCAATTCTTCTAAATCAGGAATCCATGATTTGGTCCAATAAACAATAGCATCTCTGGTTCCAGATGTTACATCGGAAACCATATGTGATGTTCCAGTGTCATACGTCACACCCCAACCAGCTTGTAACTTCAATCTTTCTTCTTTACCTTTCTTGAATAGACATAACTCACCACCTTCATATGTGGATGGATCATTTAGAAAAATTGTGGTGCTAAAATGACCATTCTTCCAAAAATCATAATGACATCTATAGTAACCCCCAGTTTCTGTTCTTGTTACCATAGGATCATTAGTTGATTTTGCAAATGTAAAATCAAGAAATTCTTCATTCTTATCCATACCCTCGTATAATATGGAATTATCAGAGAGACTTGTTTGTAAATTCTTTTTTACATCATGTCCATCACACCATGGATGTGGTGTATATGATTCTAATCCATCTTCCCATTGTGAATTCAAGAGATCTATTTTAATTCTCTTTAAAGTTTCTTCATCAAAGAATTTACTAATCAAATAATCCATCAATTAAACCACGAAACTACAGAATATCTTTCACCAGATAAAACAGGAGTAATCTGATGTGGATATGTAAAACATGAAGGAAAGACACACACTGTTCCTTTCTTCAATTTTTGTGTATGTTTTCCATTAAAAAATTTAAGTTCACCACCAGTGAAGTCATCATTTAATTGTAGAATAACAGAAACTATTCGATGATTTTCTGATCCAGAATCTATGTGTTGAGAATACTTCCCACCTTCTAGATATTTCAATAGAAAATATCCCTCGTCTCTTCTGCAACTAAAGAATGGAAATTTTTTTGAATATCTTTGTACAGCATCACAAAAAACACTGTACAAAGTCTCATCAATATTTTTTTCCGATTGATGTTCACTAATATGAATAGTATAGCATACTCTAGACTTAGATCTCTCTTGAGTTAATGTAGATCCGTTAGTGACAGCTTCTATCCATTTATTACTATTATTATATCTTTCCAATATCTGGTCGCATGTATATTCGTCCAACATATTATCGAAAGAAACAATATAGTCTCTTAAATCAAAATTGGTTTCCATGACAAATTA